GCAACCTATTTTTTTACGAACAATTTCGGCGAAAGATCATTTGACACTCACCGGCCGGAGGCTGTACCGTTCCGGATCGCCCATAAATCGGGTTACTGCGACTGGCATCAAAGTGAACGGCTGCGGTCATGTCCCCTATCCAATTTGATGCGTCTCCGGCAGCTCTCGCGTTCTTCGTTTCCTGCCAAAAAGCTCCGTCCGTGCTGACCGGCTCACAATACATCTGCTGCCGACCATCACCTCCGTACTGCGTCACGTTACCTGCAATATTCGGAAGACCAGGCTGAAGATAAGCGCCAACGTTTGAAGTCCCACCCCAAACTGTACGATCTATCAAATAAGGGACATTGAAAGTTGTAGAGCCATTCCCCGCCCCATACTGCGTCCCAATCATCGCAAATAGATTCGGATACCCCGTCCGGCTCACGGCTCTCCCATCACAGATCAGCCAGTTCCCATTGGGGGGAGTGGATTTCGGGAAAAACATAATCATCCCGGAAGGGACCACTTCAACCTGTGAGACTTTCGCCTGAATCTGTGCCGCCACATCAGACAAAGCCTGATTCACGGTCCTGATCTGCGCTTTAATCGCGGCGTCAAGCTGAGTCAGATCCGCCGCGTCGGGAGTAACCCCTCCCCCTTTGATCGCGTTAACGATCTCCTGGGTAACGGCGTTGTACCAATAATCGCCAATCACCGTCGCAAGAACACCCCCCGTAGGACTGCCGTTTGTCGGATATCCCTCTGAAGAGGCAGAATTCGGCAGCTCCGGGGGATAGGAAACCGCGCGGGACTGATAGACTGATTTCATATTTGTTAATCCTCAAAATACCCAAAAATTACATTGGTATGCGCTGGGGCGTAATGCCGGATTACGCATTCAATGACAGAATCCCCCCACCAGGCCAGCGCCTCTTCCGCTGTCCCTATCGCCGTATGCCTCGAAACGGTAGCGCCGGCATTTTTGTAAACATGGACTCTCCACTGCGATGCCCAGCCCGTCCCGCTCGCAAACGGCGTTAAAACTGTGCTTAAAACCGTTTGATTAAACAACTCGTCAATCGTGATGCTGTATCCATAGGTTTTTGCCAGATCAACAAAAAACTGAAGACTCTGCGACCCGATTGTTGTGATTTTCTGCAGCAAGGCCTGCCGGAGAATGGTTTCAGTCAACCCATCCGCAAGCAGCGACCCCCAGCCCTCAAGGCAGGAATCAGGAACCCCCCATTGGGTGACCCAATCTTCAAATGTCTCAGAACAAAACCGCGGATCCGCCTCATTAATGAGCGCCATTGCCTGCGAATCTACACGGGAAAACTCCACCGCCCAACATTCAATCAGCATCGCCATTACGGAACCGGTATCATCCCGAGGCCACGCTGGCCCGGGAGGCAGCAGCGCTTTGATATTGGCGTCATATTCAGCTGCGGTTACTGCCATGTAATTTCTCCAACAGTGGGAAGAATCTTGTTCCCTAGCGCTATATTCCCGGCCGGTGTGACGAGCGTGTGGTCTGTCTCACCAACAGCCGCGGAAATAGCGGCTCGGATATGGGACAAATAAATCACCGCGCCCGGTCCGCCTTCCTGCCTGAAAAGTGTCTCCAGAGAGGCTTTTACCGCGGCTTTCACCGTGTCATTGTTAGGGTCGAGCCCTGATATCGTGAATGGAATTGCCTGAATGGTCGGTGCAGATACGGTGACATTAGCCGTAACCGGGCGAACAGAGTCAATGTATGCCTGCACTTTCTTAATCATTTCTGCAGTGGGCAGAATGTCGCTGCTGTTATCGCATACGAAACGGATAACCACCGTCCCCGGCCCTCCTTCAAGCGGGTACACCCAAGCCCTGGTTACTCCCTCAATCTCAAGTGCCCACGCTTTGTAATCGGCCGCAGTCCCGGCATGCGGTGGCTCCCTTACCCGCGAAAGCAGACGCGCGCGCAAAGATTCGTCCGTTTCCTCGTCGGCCCCTCCGGAAATGCCCTCTGCCGTCTTGCATTCGCTGGAAATTCCTTCAATAGGAGAAACAAAAACTAACGTGTCGCCCGCCGATACATTGCCTGCCGTCCCCGCAGTCAAAGCTCTGACCGACGCTTTCCCTTCCGAGACCGCGGATGTCGTTTCATATACCGCCTCATTATCAGCCTGCAACAAGGTTCCCTCCGGTACCGTGGCTCCCTCTTCCAGGACTGTAAAAACCACCGTGCCGCTGGCCAGAGAAGGTTGTTTGCGGACAAGCCCGTAAATAGACGCCCAACGGTCAAGGTACTCCGCCTCTGCTGTATCAAAAAACAACTGTCGGCTTAAAAACTCAATAAAGCCGTGCAGCTCATGGCTCACCCCTGCAAGCACACGCGCATACACTTTCGCGTTGGATCTGCGAAGCTGAGAAGTTGATAACCGTGACTCAAGATCCGCGTCAATGCGGTCAATCAGCGTTTGTAAATTCGGTCTTTCAAATGGCATTTTCAACTTCCCCAAACGTTCTGAAACTGCAGGTTAAGTGTTGCCTGATCAGGTCTTTTTATGACTACATTCAGATTCAGCTGCTCCACCCCGCCTCGTTCCGCGGAAACGCTTACCGATTCCGCTACATGGTCATCGACCAGCCACTGAAGTGCATCCTCGGCATACTCCCTCGCAAGCTTCAGCGTGCTGTCGGTCAGTACCTCTCTGGATAGCAGCCAGAGTTTTGATCCTATTGGCGGCTCATCATCGTTATATGAATCTGCCCACCACCCCATCCTGCTTTTCCCCGGCAGCACATCATCTTCCCCAGCCCGCTTCCAGGAAAAAAGGCTGATGATGATGGAACGAACCAGTGGCTCAGTATCAAAGTCTGAAAGTGTCGCCTGATGCCTGCCGTTTAAGAAAAACTGCATATTTCATCCCCCTCCCAAGCGACAAATTATTCCTGATACAAAAAGCTTTAACCAAGGAAGCGCTCGTCCCCAGAGCCTTATCTTTTGATCCGGATCCAGTAGTTTTAAGATGAGCATGGCTATAATTCCCATGTGTCCTCACCATTACTGAGGTCATAAAAAACCCAGCCAGAAATCCCGTCTGACTGGGTTTATGTTTATTGAATTGTGTTGTAGCTAGACCAAAGCTTTTAATCCCACCTTGATCAGCTCAAGAGTGATCGGATGTGCCCTTCACATCTTTTGATCAGGGGAGCTGCCGCCGTTATGTGTATGGTTATTGTAAGTGTCGCGGATCGATTGCAGCCTGCCCCTCGCGTCATAAATCTGAGACTTCCCCACGATGTCACCCTCTACTGTGACTGACCCGGAAAATACAGCCGCCGGGGCGTCCACAGCCAAAGTTTTATCCGTATGGATCCTTACCCCCTCCCGAGCCAGGACGACTTCCTGCCCCTGGTCATCGTAAAGAGCGACCTCCCCGGAAGTAAGGCCTGTCAGCCTGTACCGGCGGTCAGCGACACAAATCGCGATCGAATGCTCTCTGTCCCCATCCAAAGCGACAATAAGCGGTTCAGCGCCGGTCTTCGGTTCAGAAGTGAACCCATACGGCTCAAAATGCTCGACATCATCCCGGAGGTCTCCCGCCATTGTCTCGGCCTGAATAGTTCGCATCTTCTTCCTCCCGGCCGATCCCGTCAGGCGTCCTCTGACTATCAAATTCCAAATAGCGTCTTTAATATCATCAAGCATTACTTTCCCGTCCATGCGGCATCAGCTACCGTCGCCTTCACATAATTCCTGCTGCTACCAGTTTTTGCCGCCGCTTTCTTCGTGGCTTTCTTTGCCATCGCCTCATCAGGAGATTCATTCATCATGACGAAAGCTTCAGGCGGCATCAGCGTCAGCTGGGTTTTGGATCCTCCGGAATCTTTCGTAAAGCTGACCTCTGTAATCAAATACTGAGCATCAACCCCCAAAATAGAATCTTTAACCCGGCAGAGCCGATTAACCTTCCACAGGCTGCCGTCGCTTTGCCGCCACCCCTGCACGGTGTAGTGCAAAGCCTGAGCCTGCCCGCGACGGTACTCGGCCAAAAGAACCGACCTTTGCTGGAGATCCGCGGCCGTGGGAGACCCACTTAGCTTCTCTACGTAATACCGGGGGCGCTGTACCTGACTATCCTCCGTGTACCTGAACGCTCCATTCGCGGAAACCGGATGAGTGCTCCCTGAGTTGGACTGCTGCCCCACCACATAGTAACGGCTGAACAGTTTTGAAGAATCAAATGTCTGATCCCCGGATAAGACGTTTTTCCCTAACTCCAGAGAGTCAGTGGTGCGCCCACCACCGCCGGGACTCGCCATTACCAAATCGCCACTTTCATTATCCGTGATGACGAGGGTATGCTTCTTCACCACGCCATCCAAAATCTTTTTTATGGAATCTGTGGCGGCAATAGCCACCGACGCTTTTGGGTCTTTCCCTGCCTTCTGACGGACTACCGACACTCCATACGGTTTTGCCAATAGCTGGAGCGTCTGCGACACTGTCAGATTCGTGAATTGCTTAACGCTCTTAACCGCCATATATCCTTCGGCAAGATCAACGGTTTTACTCGCCCCTTCTATGGACAGTTCGATACCTTTTTCTGAATACGAGAAATTTGTCTTGGTTACGTATCCGGTCAAAACCAGGTCATCATCAATCTTTACCCGCACCAGATCGCCGATCTTAATTCCTATCCCAGTCCCCGCTGGCTCACGGGTAAAACCCACTCTGAACACTCTCGCGTAGCTCAGCAGCTTTGAAGATATGCTGACAAGCTGCCACGCGCGGTATTCTTTACCACCAATCAGAAGTTTTACGACCGTTTGTTCCATAATAAAAAAGCGCCCTGTTCCCAGAGCGCTTAATCCCCCTCCTTAACTACCGTCTCATCGGCACCCCGATTCATTGCATATGTAGGTGCGCCCATTCCTGGTGTCTTCCCAAACCTCCCCAAGACCATTCCTTCCGACCCTTCTCATGTCAAGGAATGAAGGTGGTGTTTCCTTTTGGATAGGCTCCCTCAACCTGACGGTTCCCCCCTTCCCTGCCCTAAATACATATCCGCTAGGGGAAACATAAACCCCGTTTTTATCAAACTTCCCTTTTCTGGAAGCAGCAGTAGCTTCTCCATGCAGGGGCTTATCCGGCGACGAAATGGAGGCCCTTCTCTCGGGAGAATTCCCACCAGCCGAAACGGTAGGTATTGCCACAAGCAAACCTAACAGCAATACGAAAATCTTTCTCATGCTCCCCTCCATCAGCAGAAACACCTCTGCGTAGGCAGAGAAAAGCTTCTCATTTCATCTTACCGCCCGGGAGGGATCTTAAAAAGAAAAATTAAGTACTCAAAAGTTTCAGGGGCTTCGCGGGGACAAACGCCGGTCTTCGAATGCCGTTACGCTCAACAATTTCAGTATCCCGCGCGGCGTCTCCGTAGTAATCATAAGCCAGCACCAGCGCCGGCATGATCTCCTCGGGGGTGTAGTCAATCAGCCGGGCTTTGTTTTCTGCCCGGACCGTCATGTCATTCCACACGGACGAGTAAGCCAAAGAAAGCGCTGAGTACACGCTGTCATCCGACACCTTCAGCATCTCATTATCAATCGCGGAAAGCAGGCTATCACGTACCGCAATCATGTCGTCATAAGCCATCACCTGAGGAGGTTGAGTTTCATCTACCCGATCAAGATCCGTCCCAATGTTGCCTGCCGCCCCAACGGCGTTACTGATACTGATCAGCCGGATCGCCGTGTTAATAGCCTCAACAGCCTTCGCGGTTTCATAATCAGCCGTCCCAGATGGGTATAGGATCCCAAAAGTTCTGCAATAGAGCCACGAAAGCCTTCGTGGCTCTGGCTCATCAAATGCCGAGCAGCTTCAGGAACAGTTGGTCGCGCTTCACGGACTCGGTGCTCCAGCGCCTCATTCCCCGCGGCGTCA